TACTTGCGTTGATGTGCTTTCACTTTCACTACTCTCATTATCTTGGTTACTAGTAACATTCTTACTACTTTCATTTTCAACATTTTCATTAAGCACATTTGAGTTTAAACTACTGTTAACATTTTTATCCTCATTTGACGTTGAATTAATCACATCAAAATTTTGATTTACACTAGAAGTAATTCCACTCGACTTGCTATCACTTTCTCTATTTATCGAATAACTTTCTTTAACATCATAGTTGTTCAATTTATCATATTCAATTATAGATGTCTTAAACAACTCATTATAATACGGAAAAACTGTATTAAACTTTTCTTCTAAAAAGAATAAAAACCTATCAATCGTTTCCGTTCCTATCTCCCTAAAATAAAAATGCTTAATAAATTTTTCTTCAAACTCTTTTCTTTTATGTTCATCATAAAAAGGGTAATTAAATCTAAATATATCATATTCTTTAACTATCTCTCTTAGCTCTATCGTATAATTCGCCATTATCATCAACCCCCTTTTCATCAAACCTTTTCTTTACACTTACATTTAAACCAAATTTCTCATTAATTTCCATACAAGCCTCTTGTCTAGTTAACATTAAGCTATTTGCTTGTACTTCTATTTCTTCATTGTTTGATTGCACTTCGTCAATAATCAATCTTTCTTTTTTCCTATTTGATGGATTTGTATTTATCCCTAAAAATTCTAAATATTCATCCAATACAGCCCTTTTTTCTTCTCTTAATTTGTCAGCTACAAAAGGTGCATTTGTTACGATATTTTGTACGGGATTTTCATATAATGTTTTACTTCCAAAAATAACTGGTATATCATCCTCATATTGTTCAAATAATCTTTCAAGTGACAACTTACTTTTATCATCACACAATATCAAGAATGGTGTTTTTTGTGCATTAACATTCATTTCAATTGCTAACTGTATTTTAGCTAATCTTTCAGCAAACAAAATCGTTGTACTTTCCGTACTCTTTTCAAGCATATTATTCCTAATATATACACATTCATCAGCTTTGTAAAATTCATTATATCCAACTGAAAAAGCATTAAAATACGTATATTCTTCATATACATTCATTTCACTACTTGGAGTAACTTTTAAATTCAAAAAACCTAAATTTTTATCATTTACAAAAATTGCACTTCCATAACTGTATAAACATTTTTCTAAAAATTTTTGGTTACACGTATTCGGTAGTCCATCCCATTCAAAACAAGCTAATGCAATATTTTTCAATCTGCAATAATAATCGTGATACACTTGCATTTTACGAATATTTGCTTTTTTTCTTCTACTCATTTATTACACCTCACTTTCTATACTATTATCCACACTATAATCTCCAATTTTACTAGTCTTTTTCCACAACGTAACACCTTGATTAAAAATAGCTTTAATCTTAGTTAAATCATCGTTCGGCACACCACCAACAATATTTATATCAATTGTTTGGACATAATTAAAATACTTTCTACTATTTAAATTAGGTTTCTTTATCTTATTAACTTGATAACCATACATAGTAAAAAAGTCATCTACCATTTCAGCATACTGTCTTTTTATCGTTTGTATATAAAATTCAAACTTATTTTTCTTCATGGCAGTTAACAAATTATTTTTCGTATTTCCTTGTGTAACTTTATTCGGCTCTTTCTGTGCTTGATAAAACGTATTAATATTATCTAACATTCCCGTTACACCCGTCATAACTTGCATACCACCAACACCAACACCCAAACCACCAGTACCAGCTATCGTACCTACACCCATAGCAATATTACCAATGTTACCAGCTAAATTTAAACCCATTCCAAATTGATTTTTTGCTAACCATAACTTGTACATATCTGTATTTACACTACATTGAGGAAAACCACTTATACTTAAACCACTATCAATATTATCTGCAATCCCTTTATAATCTTTAGGATATAACATAATGCTAGGATTTGTTGATACATCCCCACACATTTTAAAAGTTATCATGTTTTTATTCCCAAAATCTTCAATTATATATTCTCCCTCTTGTCCAGCATGATTAGTAACAATTAATTTCATAAAAGGGAAAGTAAATAATTTATTATTTTTTGGTATATACCCATCAAACGAAAATGCCCTACTAGTCATATCTATTGTAATATCTCTAATAGATGGGGATGGGCTTGTACTAACATACCCCTCTCCATTTTCTTTTTCACTCTCAGTACCACCAGTTATATTATTATTTAGTAAACAAAATTTCGGTATTGTTGCGATAAACTGAATACAATCCCCATCTTCTTCCTCTACTGTATCAAGAAAATCATTCATATTATTTGTATTTGTAAAATAATAAAAGTGTAAACCTTGATATATTCCACTCATTTGTTTACCTCGTGAACCCTCTGCACCTCTCATATTTGTACTACCAACTAAATATCCCCATTCATCTAACTCACTTGTATCAGTTAAAAACGTACTATTGTATTCATTAAAATTAAATTTTTCGGGTATTAAATTATCCCCAATTTTATCTATTACACTATGTTCCCTAACAACAAAACTATCTAATATTTCAATATCAAATAACCATGTTTGAAAAACATCACTTTCAAATACAATTTTTGTTGTTTCTTCATTTACATAAATTAACTTAGTAATAAACGCATAAAACCATTTACTTCTATGATTAAGATTTTGGTACATCATATAATTAATATTTCTATTTCTTAAAGTATCAATATTTTCCCCAACTTTTATAGAAGATTGTACCCCACCGTTAGGGAGTGTTTCCCTAACGGTTAGATACTTTGAAAGTGTTAACTTACTTCTATTAATAAAGTAATCACTTTGTTCACTTTTGTTGGAGAAATAAACTTGATTTTTATATGTGTTATCAAAATCTACCTTGCATAAATATATTGTAGAATTTGGATTAAAACTCATCTTTTACTCCTTTACATTTGTGTTCCATCTGCTTTAACCCACACTCCATTACCCTTTTTCCATACTGGCATTCCTAAAGTTGAGTTAAATATACAAGTTCCATTTGCTATATATGAACTATTTAATTGGTTTATTTCATCAGTTGTTAAAGATGAATTTATTGCAATTGGTAACCATTTAGAACCCTCAGCTGTAAAACCATTACCACTTATAACATTTACATAACCCGCACAATATGTTAAATTTGGTGATTTAGTTAAACATAAATCACCCACATTCGCAGGTCTGTGCCATCTTATGTCAGTTCCATCACTTAACCATCCTAATTGTTCACCCATTCCGAAATATATAGCTTGTGCATTGCTTAAATGTTGATTACTTCCATTTTCTTTAGTATCATAACCGATATATTTTAAATCATTTTTATGCCTACTATTTATATAACCAAATCTATCACTATTTACTAATCTTTGTGTATAATCTTTTTCACTATCATCTTTTTTATAATGTACAGGGTGATTGCAATCTTTTATATTTAATGTAGATGAAAATGACTGCTTGTATAAGTAACCAATTAACTCTCTATTAGTTTCTGTATTATCAAATGCAAGGTTTACATTATCAAATGTCATATTAGCACCCACATCACAAAGGATATGTGTAGCATTTTCATCTTCATAGTTACCCCAACAATAACCACCGCTAATTAATACATTCGTATATTGTCCACCTTTAAATGTTACACTTGCGTTTTTACTTTCACTACCACTACCAATAACCACACCATTGTAACCTTTTAAATCATAACAAACACCAGTACAACCATCTATACAGTTATTTATCATAGTCATGTAAATACCACCAATTTTATAACCACATTCAGTTGCACCAACACTATAACAACTATCAATTTTTACAGATGTGTTTATGCCTTTAGCTAATAAGAAAGAAGTTGGACACCCATCAATTCTTACTTTTTCAATTATATTTAAGTAAAAATTAGATTTAAGTTCATAACCTGAACTAGTTAAACCAGCAATATTACAATTTCTTATCCTTAATCTTTTAAAAGTAGAGAAAGCACAATTATTAGTCCAAATACCATAATCAATGATGTTATTTCCTAATATTTTAAAATCTTGAAATAATACATCATGTTTCATATCACTTTCAGAAGAATTTATTAAATTTTCACCATCTAAATATTTTTCATTTAAAAGGATAAACATAGCACTAACATCTATATAACCATTAGTTGTATTATATGGGGTGAAATCTTCACTTGCTTTAAATATAGTACTTTCTATTGTTTCACCTATAATACGAACTCCACCTGCTAATTCATTACTTGAGCCATAAACAATAATAGGTTTACTAATTTTATAAATACCATTTGGTATATGTGCAACTTCATTATTTTTATAAGCATGAATAACACATTTTTGTATTGCAAGTGTGTCATCTGTTACACCATCACCTTTTGCACCGTACATTTGTGGTGTAACATAAGTAGCCGTTTTATTAATTTTATCCGTTAAATCATTAAATATTTCACCTTGTATGATTTCAGAAAATTCTCCACTTTGGTGTAAATCAGATAAAAGTGCTTGAATTGAATTAGCTAAATTTGTTTTCATATACATCTCATTATCGCTTATTCTATCATCTTGCACTCTTAGTCTATCTGTTATAATTTGCTCCCATGTTTGTTTAAATGTATTAATTGTATTATTAATACTCTGCGTAAACGTATCAACAATTTCATTCACAGATAATTCAAAGGCATTTACTTCAGTTGTCAAACTTCCTTTGTAATCATTAAAAGCTTGAGTAACAGTTGCGTTATTTGTATCAATTCTCTTGCTAATATTATCAGAAAAAGTGTTATACAATTCTAAGTATTTACTTTCTAACGTAGTAACTTGTCCGTTTAATTCTTCACTTAAATTACTATAATTACTTTCAACATCAGTTTGAAAAAGTGAAACAGTTGCGTCAACATTACTTTCAAATAAGTTGACTTCATTCTTCAACTCTTGTTGAAAAATTTGCCAAGCATTATATAATGTATCTTTAAATATAACATTATCACTTGATACTTGACTAGATAAATCAGCAATGTCTTTCTTTACTCTATTTTCAAATTTTAACATTCTATCAATAGTTGCTTTCATTTCTCTTACAGCATATTCAACATTTTCTGATATTGTGTATCTAGGCTTTTCAGCTGGAAAAGTACCTTTATCAGAATTATATAAAAATTTTTCATCTACATTAAACATATATATCACTCCTATCTAATTCATTAAGTTATCACTAAAATTATTATCGTTATAAACTACATTTACATTTTCATCAATAACAATTGAACCCGTAACGCCCTTAAAGGAATAAATATTGTCTTTCATATATAAACTACCTTGATGAACTTGTACAATAAAATTATGATGTTGATTGTGAATAACATTATTTAATACCCATAATTTTTCTGCGCTACTTCTGATACCCCTACCACATTTACAATAATTATCTTTTATAATACATTTACTACCAGCATATATTAGTATTGCTCTACAATTAATACCATTTTCGGCAATTAAAGTATTACCACTAATATATACATTTTGAGGTGTTAAAACCATATTGCCAATTCTTAAAACTTCAAATTCAAAGTCAGTATTGCAGTAATTAGTGCAATGATTATCAATAATTTTTATATTATTACCACTATATACGAATATACTTGCATTTTCTCCAATAGAATTGACTGTATTATTCTTTACAATTACATTTTCATTGTGTACCTCATAAATTACATTATCAACTTCATGCGTTCTATTTGCTACTAAAATACCGACAAAATAAGAGTTAACAATATAATTGTTTTCGACTAATCCATTTTTAACACCATTTATTCTTATACTTGTAACCCCTATAATTCCCTCTTTTACTTCTTCATTAATAATTCTATTATTTGTTATACTTATATTTTCTGATGATGTTGTACCTGTAAATGTTGTATCCCCATAAGTCGATATACATCCATCACTTGCCTCTAGTCCAGGCTCTCCAGGTATACCTTCAATATAATAATTACAATTGATTAATGTATTGTTGTCTATTTTAATATTTTTACATATGTCAAATATTTGTATTCCACTACTACCTATATTTTCTATCCAACAATTTTCAACTGATACATTATCACTTGATTGTATACTAATACCCATTCTACCCTTATTATTTCTACATTCACATTTATGAATAACACTATAATTAGAATTTACAATTGATATACAACTTTCTTTAATTTTAAAATCACAAGTTAATTTACAATTATCAATAAATAAATTACCATTTACATATAATAAGTAATTACTATCACTATTTTGTATTAAATTACAGTCACTAATTTTTAAACTTCCATTTACTTTAAGTGTTCCAATTATTGAAGTATTATTACCAATAATATTAATATCTCCATCATGCTCTAATACATCAATATAATATTTTTTAGTTAGTAATACAGTTTTACCTAAATTAAATGCTTTTTTAAATGCTAGACTATCATTTGTTACTCCGTCACCCCTTGCACCAAATAATTCGGGTGTAACAAAATCAGATAACATATTAATTATATTTAAACTATCTTCAAACTTCTTTACATTTTCTTCACTTCTTTTGTTTAACTCTTTTGTAAAAGTTTCAATTGTATTTACTTTATTATTAACATTATAATCAATGTTGTTATAATCATCTAACACTTGTCTTAATCTAGTAAGTGTAATTTTATCTACACCACTTAATTCTTTTAAAATTCTATCTTTAGCAAGTGACATTTCTTTTAAACATTCATTCTTCTTTAATTCAATGTCACGTATACTGTTATTAGTAGGATTTAGCATTTTGTCATCTCCTTTTAAATAAGGGAGTAATAATTATTACTCCCTTTTTGTTTATTCAGTTGCGAACATAAATCCAATCGCATTAGCAAACAATGACAATGAATAAGTCTGCCAATGATGATAAATATAATTATCGTATAATCCCTCTCCATTATGGAAGTGTTCCATTTGTGTTAAATTATCATACACTTGTATGTAACTTTCATCACATAGGATTGCACCACAGTTGTTTGCAGTACCAAAACTATCTACTGTAATTGTACGTTGTGATAATTCTGTATAAGACACATTAAAAGCTTGTGCCAATAATTCAACATCCACATCCACACTTACATCATTTCGAATTAACAATACTTGATTTTCCAAAGGTGTCCATGTAATAACTGGTTTTGCGTCAGTATCTTTATTAATGTCATAATAACTGTTATAGTTATCTGATGGTAATTGCATACTTTGTCCAACAGTTTTAATAGCTTTAACAAAATCTTTTACACTCTCTTTGTCTGTAAGGGGTGCAACATCTACGGTACGTAACTTATTACCACTTATTGCAGATGATAAAAGATTTTTCATAAGAATAAATTCATCTAAATTATCTCCACTGTAAATGGAGTTTACAATTGAATTTAACAATTGTTCTAAAGCTGAATAAGAAGTAAATGCTTGAATTAACTGTGATTTACTAACGGTAGCTTTATATTTACCTTGCCTATTCATAGAATGATAAATTACTTTTGTGTCCGGAATTTCCCTATTTAGAAGTGTACTTCCAGTTGCGTCAAAAGTTGTTCCTGTTGCTGGATTTGTGTAAATTTCTTCAATGTTTTTCCCAAGTGGTACGCCACCCTTTTTCAAAACTGCAAGGGGATTTTTAAAAGTTTTGTTTCTTACTATTGTCATAGCAATTTTATTGACTAAGTTAAACAAAAATTCATTTTGCGTAACTGAATAAGACATAATTGCACTACCGACTTCGGTAATATTATCCTTTGTCGCTTGTGGCACTCTGTCTTGATACTCTTTACTTGCGTTTGCTAAAATTGTGTTTAAAACATTTTGCATATTTGCCATTATAATAACTCTCCTTTCTCTCCGAATAAATCATCATAACTTAATACATTTTCTTCATCTGTATTTATATCTTCAACGTGGTTACTTTCTTGTTTAATTTTTTCGTCAGTTTGTCCAACTTTCAAAAATAGCTTTGCGTTTACATCACGCAAGGTTTCATTATTAATAGTGAGTTTATCCACATCAGCTTTACTAGTTTCTAAACTTGTTAACGTTTCTTCATAGTCTGTGGATAAGTTTGTTAATAACTCACTTGCAGTAGCTTGTTTATCAACATTAACATATGTTAATAACTCTTGTATAATTTTTGTATGTTCATCTCTTGTCATATATTAATAATCTCCTATAACACTAAATAATAACAATTTACTTAAATTTTTTCTTTTTATGTTTGTGTTTGGTGTATCTCCATTATCTCCACTAGTGGGAGTATTAAATAATTGTTGTTCGGCTTTTCTTCTATTAATAAGACCATCATAATAATTTGTATTTGTACCCCAATAAACAATAAAATTAGCACTAATTTCTTCTATACTATTAGAGTTATAAATTAATTGCCTTAATCCGTTTGTACCTTGTGAATTTCCAGCACCTCTGTTATAGCAATAACTAACAAGTGCGTCAAATTGGTTTTGATTTAAGTTAGGAAATTTAGTTAACGCAATATTATTAGTTTGCTCGACATAATACGTTAAATCGCTTTTTAACAAAATTAGTGCTTGTTCTTTTGTTATCGTATCTCCCTCTTGTACGTCAGCACCATAATGACCGTAACCAATAGTCCAATATTGTTCCCCTGTATTTTTATATGCAGTTGCACTAAATCCCTCATGGTCTGCGATAAATTTTACACCATTATCACTTATATTCATTTACATCATTCCTATCAACTTTTTCACACTATCTAAATTTTCAATATCTTTTAAACATTTTTCTAATTGTTTACCAATACTTGCATAATCTTTTGTATGTGTAATAACTGTTTGTTTTGTAGGGATTTCAATAGTCCAGCCGACTTGAATTTTGTTGACATCTTTAATAATAGAATTTTTTGCTTTAATTTCTGCAACGGTACAACTGTATTTATTAGCAATTTTAGAAAGTGTATCTCCAGCTTTAATAGTGTACATCATAATTATTCAATATCCTCCTTTTCTTTTAAGACAGATAATACTTCCTTTATCTCCCCTAAAACACTGATTATTTGTTCATTAAATTTATAATCTTTATAAAGAAAATAAGCGATAATTACAACCGACATACTGTTATTTACGATTAAATTAATTAATTCTTCTATATTAATCACTCCTTTTATTGGGGTTATAGGTGTCAGATTTATGTAATACATTAAACATAAATTTACAGAGGTATATATGTTCTTCAACAACTTTACAAAATTATATAATTAAAAGGGAATAAGTTAATAAAATAGATTAACCTTTAAAATCTGACACCTATATATTTCTTCCTATGAGGGGAGAAGAAATAATGTAATACTAAAATAAGGACTGTATAAATAATAGGAAATGAATGCCATTTACTCCCTATTATCTACAATTTAATTATATAATATTATATTAATATAGTAAATAAAGAGTTGTCGAAAATTAAAGTAGTTAAATGTAGAAAATGCAAAAAAGTTGTTGACTTTTCTGCAATTAATTAGTATAATAATAGTGGGCTTAGTGATAAGCTACTATAAAGGCTATAATTTTTATAATTCAAGTTGATTAAAATTTAATTATGAAAGGAGAAATTTAGTTATGAGAAAAATGATAACTAGAAAGATGACAACATCTAAGATTTATGGTTTTATCATTTCAATGGAAAATGGTAATCCAAAAGTGGAAAAACTTGAACCTATTACAATTGGGGGTAAAGTTTCTGAAATTGATGGATTAAAAGCATTGAAAAACAAGTACGGTAAAACTGCACCGATTATGGTAGAAAAAATTGAAACATTTGAGGATGTTTATGAAATTTCTGTTGAGGACTTTTTAAAGTATGCTACTAAGGTAACAGAAAAGGAAGTTGAAAAAGAGGAAGAAAAGAAAGTTGAAAAGTCTGAAAAAGTAGAAGAAAAGAAAGTTGATGAAAAATCAGTTAATTCTAACCAAGCTAAAAATGAAAAGACTTTAGTTAAACCAGCTAAATAATTAAATTAAAAGGAGATAGTAAACTATGAAAAACACAAATGAACTACAATTAGTTACTAATAATAACAATCAAGTTGCTAACAAATTCGCTGATGATGGATTTTCACTTGCAGTTGATATGACAAGCGCTCAAACACAATTTTGCAGTATGAACCCATCTAGTGATAAAGAAAAGGCACAGATGTTTAATGCTATGAATAATCCTGATAAAAGGTTAGCTGATTGCATTAACATGAAAATCAAGTGTAAAGATGTTTACGTTGAAGTGGTAAATTGCACAAACGAGGAAACTGGAGAAGTAACAGCTTGTCCTCGTATTGTATTGATTGATGATAAAGGTGTAAGTTATCAAGCTGTTTCACTTGGTATCTATTCTGCAATTAAGAAAGTTATTCAAGTGTTTGGTGTGCCAACATGGAATGACGGTGTGACATTAGAAGTTAAGCAAGTAACAAAAGGTAATAAGAAAATGCTTACACTTAATGTAGTAGCATAATATCATAATTAAATTAAGTATCATATTATAATATAATTTAATATTGTAAGAAGTAACTAACTAAATAAAGCACAATGATAACTTTTTCATTGTGCTTTTTAATTTAAAATGGAGTGTTAAAATTGATAAGTAGAAATGGAGTATATTATGACTTAAATTTATCTAGTTATAGACATACAGAAAATAATATTACTTTTGTCTTTTCTTCTCAAAAACATTTAGATAAATTTATTTCAAAAATAAGGGAAAACAGAGAAATAATTAATAGGTCTTTATCAAATAGATTTAATTTTGATATTGATGTATCAATTATTTCTGATATAGTTTTATATAGGAAAATTGAAACTAGAGGTTTTTTGTTACTGAATGAAGATGGTGTAAAATTATGTCAAGAAAATCTAAAATACGTTGGAGAGAAGAAGATTATAAGGAAGTAGAAAGAGTAATAAAAAATTTTAATAACAAAATTTACAGAACAAAGAAAAATCATCCCAATATTGCCGACATTCAACCCCAAACAATTAAGAAAAGTGAATTTATAAAAGGAATAAAAACTAGAAAAGATTTGAATAGGGAATTAAATTCGCTTAAACGTTACGGGAAAAAGGGTGCTGAAAAGCAAGTTGTTTCAAAGTCAGATGAACATTTAAAAGCAACTAAGTGGGAAGTAAAAGAATACAAACACAAAGAGGGGATAATAAACGCAAGAAAAACAAGGGAAAAACACCGACTTGAAGAAAAAGAACACTTGCAAGGTGGAAAAAAGTCAGGTTATAAAAAAGGTGAAAGTTTATCCCCTCTTTTAGAAGATAGTTTGCGTACTTCTCACAATGATTTTAATAATAAAAATAAGACAAATTGGGAAAAGTTTAAGAAACGAATTGACAAACAATTAGATAGTAACTATATGTCAAATATGAATAATTTATATAAAGAGAATTATATAAAAGCATTGGATAAGATGAATTATCCAGCCGACATAAAGTATATTATTAATCGTTTAAATACTGATAGATTTATAGATAGATATGCAGTAGATGAATTGGCAACAATTGACTTTGTTTATTCGTTGCACGAAATGGAAATTAGAATTGATACGATTAGAGAAATTTGGCAAGATGAAATTAAAAAACAATGGTATGAAGATTTTAAACAATTAGGATATTCACAAAATACTAATAAACTTTTTAAGGAGTTAAATTACAATCAAGTCAATATGCTTATGAGTACATATAATTTTAAGGGGTACACAAATAAGCAAATTAGGGATTTGATAAAAAATGTTATTAACGGCAGATTTTGAGACTACGGTTGATGAAAATGATTGTCGTGTATGGGCATGGGGTGTAAATGAAATAGGTAATAATGACTTTTTCTTGTATGGAAATACGATAGAAAGTTTCTTTGACTTTATGAAAATGTCAAACAATTCAACTTTTTATTTTCACAATTTAAAATTTGATGGGAGCTTTATTATAGATTATTTATTAAAACATGATTACAAACATGTTGTCAATAAAAAGGAAATAAAAAGTAAAACATTTACAACCCTTATCTCTGACAAAGGACAATTTTATTCAATTAAGATTTACTTTAAAAAAGGAAATAAAGTAGTAACTACTGCAACTATTTATGATAGTTTAAAAATTTTACCTTTTTCGGTTGAAGAAGTAGCTGAGGGTTTTAATTTACCAATAAGTAAGTTACAAATTGACTATAATGCTAAAAGAAAAATAGAGCATATATTGACAAATGAAGAAGTGTTGTATTTAAAGAATGATGTTCAAATAATGTCAATGGCTTTAGATGTGTTGTTCAAACAAGGTTTAACAAAAATGACACAAGGAAGTAATGCTTTACATGATTATATAAATACAATAAGTAAAGAAACATTTGAGAGATATTTTCCTATTTTAAGTTTAGATGTAGATAGTATAATACGTAAATCGTATAAGGGTGGTTATACGTATGCTAATCCCATTTATAAAAACAAAGATGTTGGAATGGGGATGGTATTAGATGTAAATTCATTGTATCCATATGTGTTAGAAAATTGTTTGTTGCCATATGGTGAACCAATTCGATTTAATGAGAAATATGAATATGATGAAAAATATCCTTTATATATTCAAGAATTTACTTGTCAATTTGAATTGAAAGATAAATACATACCTACTATTCAATTAAAGAGTGATTTACGATTTATCCCTACTGAATACGTAACTAGCTCGAATTATGAAGAAGTAACTATGTGTTTAACGAATATAGATTTTGAGTTATTTAAGAAACATTATAACATTTACAATATAGTTTATCATAAAGGGTATAAGTTTCAAGGGACAAAAGTCCTATTTAAACCATACATCAAAAAATGGATTGAAGTGAAGATTAATGCAGATAAAACTGGTAACAAAAGTATGCGTACACTTGCTAAGTTAATGCTTAATGCGTTATATGGAAAATTTGGGTTAAATCCAAAGGTTTGTAGTAAAATTCCTTACTTAGATAATGGTGTTGTTAAATATAGAAAAGGTGTGGAAGAATTTAGGAAACCTTTATATATTCCAGTTGCCACATTTGTTACTGCATATGCTAGAAGTATCACGATAACAACTGCACAAAAGTTGGGAGATAAATTCTTATACAGTGATACAGATAGTGTACACTTTTTATTAGATGTACCGAAAAAAATGCAAGACATGAATATAAAAGATGTGAGTAAATTGACAACAAATGAATTAATTGACATGGGTGTTGATATTGATAAAGATATCAACATACATCCTTATGACTTAGGTTGTTGGAAAATTGAAAATATTTTTTATCGTGCTAGATTTATTAGACAAAAAACGTACGTGGAAGATAGCAATAAATCGGATGTTTGGAATGATGAAAAGTATGATAAAAGTAAGTTAAATATTACATGTGCTGGTATGCCGAAAAAATGTTATGAGTTTGTTACTTGGGATAATTTCAAAGAGGGTAATAGTTTCAAAGGTAAGTTAATGCCGAAAAAAGTTGCTGGTGGTACTATTTTAGTAGATGAAAGTTTTACGATAAATATATGTTGATAAATTAATAGACATATGTTATAATATGTAAAGAGTAGGGTTATATTGTTTAATTTATGATACAGATTAGTGATACCACTATCGAAGAGATAGCACTAACTGTTTGGCGTGGTTGCTTGTCATAAAACAATATAATACCTACTCTTTTATTTTTGTAAAATGGAGTGTAGATAAATGGCTTGGTATGATGTTGGGAAAACGTTGACGTATAATTGTTTATTTAACATGGTTATTGGTAACAGAGGGTGTGGAAAAAGTTACGGTTTGAAGAAACGTGCAATTAAAAACTTTCTTGAAAAGGGACACCAATTCGTGTATTTGCGTAGGTTTCAAGATGAATTGGAAAATACTGCACCGAATTATTTTGATGATATTTTAATAAATGAAGAATTTGAAAATATTAAAATCGAATATAGTGGTGGATGTTATTACATAAATGATATATTAGCTGGTTATGCAATGGCACTTACTAAAGCTAAGGATTATAAATCGGTTGCTTTTCCACTTGTTTATTTGATTATTTTCGATGAATTTTTAGTTGAAGAAAATGGATTTAGTAGATATCTTAAAAATGAGGTGGAGCAATTTTTAGGGTTTTACATGTCAATTGATAGATATAGAGGTTGTATTGTATTTTTTCTTGCTAATGCAGTTACTATGATAAATCCGTATACGTTGTATTGGAATTTGACTTTACCGTATGGGAGTAATTTTGTAAGGAAAGGTGAAATACTTTTACAGTTAGTGCAAGATGATGAATTTATCAAAGAAAAGAAAGATACTAGATTTGGAAAATTAATTGCTGGTACACAATTTGAAAGTTATGCAATTGACAATAAATTTAGGAATGATAGTAAGACTTTTATTCGTAAAAAGTCAGAAAAATCTAAGTATTATTTTACCTTTCATTATATGGGCGAAAAATTTGGGGTTTGGATTGATAGGGATAACGGAATGTTATTCGTAAGTAGTAATGTTGACGAAAGTTGTAGGTTTATTTATTCATTAACGGTAGATGACCATAGTCCGAATACTATGTTATTAAAGAACATAAATCGTGAACCAATGTTTAAACTGTTTATTGATAATTATAAGTTGGGGAATGTGTATTTTGAAAATCAGAAAATGAAAAATATTGGATATGAAGTAATAAGGATGTGTATGAAGTAATGAATAGAGTGTTGAAGTTTATTTATGATAATCAAATTAATATGCTTAGTTATAAACGTAAAGAAAGAATTTACATAATTTTTTCTAAATATAAGTACAAAGAGAAAGTTATTATACCAATTAGCATGATGTATGATAATGAATATATTGTAAATACTTGTATGGATTATTTAAAAGAATTGATGTTAAATTATGATAATAGAAGAAAGAAAGTTATTAAGAAATAATAATGTAGTCCCCTCTCCCCTACTGATGTGAGTGGGATGGGTTAAAATTGTGTGAAAATTGGGTGTTATCGGAGTGGGGGAGAGGTAAAAAGTCCTAGAAAAAGAGGTGGTATTATTGAATGTTTATGATATTTTACAAGTGTTAGAATATGGTAAAGTTATATTGAAATATGATAAAGGTGATTATGATTTAAAAGTGTTGGATAAAAATAATCGTTGGTATGATATAGAATATTTTAAACGATATGGGGATTTTTTCAAGGTAGATTATATTAAAGCAATAAAAGGTGATACTTTTGAATTGCATATAAAGGTAGGTAGATAATGAAAGAATTGAAATTTATTAAAGCTTTACGGGAATTATTAAGCGAAGAAATTAAAGATGAAATTAAAATAAATATTGATTTGCTTTGGTTAGAAGTGGTTATAATTGATAATTATGATAAATTTTTTATACGGATGCCACTTGAAAATATACATACCATGAGTAATAGACAAATTGCAAATTTTATTATTGAAAGGTACAAGGGAGAGAAAAATGGATGTGAAAAAAGTTATATTAAATAATAATATATTATCAGTTGAATTTGAAGATGAAGAAAAAATAACAATTAAGATAAGTGAATTGGAAGATAAGCATAGAAATTTAATTGAAGGTGTAACATGTTATTGTAGTGTATTAAAAATGATTGAAAATAATACATATAAAATTGATAGTGTAGAAAGATTATTATTACAGCTACAAAAGGATACAATAGAAAAGATAATAGAAATGTAATGAAAAGGGTGTACGAATATGTATACCCTTTTTAGTTTGTAAATGTAAAAGAAATTGTTGACGTTTATTGAATAATTTGGTATAATAATTATAGGAAATATTAACAAACAACCATGAAAGGATAGATGTATATGAATGAAATGAAATTAGTTTTTATTGCATACTATGAAGATTTAGAAAGACAAGATATTGTATTTTCAAGTACGGATGTTGAAGAAGTTATTAAATACATAAAATTTCAATTTGAAACTGATGAAATAACACCAATTATAAATTTAAGAAATCACTATATTAATTTTGCAGTAAGAAGTTTAGCACCATATTCCGATAAAGTTAATGTTGATTATAAGTTTAAGGATTTAAATAGTGTAAATGGATATGGTAGAAATGCTTGGTTATTTGATAAATAGAATGGAGTGATTGAAAATGTATGGATTTAAGGCAACATATGAAAATAAGAAAACATTAGAAGAAAGAAATGTATTGATTGAAATTAATGAACAATATCATGAGAGTGAAGAAGAAATTTTTATAAGTGCTATAACGTTATCATTAAAAGAAAAAAGAGTAAGTGAATGTTTTTGTAGTTTAGAATTTTTATATTGTTAAAGATAAGTCCACCTTAAACGGTGGGCTTTTTTCTTTGCGTAAATGTACTGAAAAGTATTGACGTTTACGTCATATTTTGATATAATAATAGTGGGGATAATAATATGTAAAAATGAAAGGATTGATAATTATGACATTAGAAAAGAAAATAATTATAACAAATGAGGGACAAAAAGAGTTAAGAATAGTTACATTAGATTGGAGTGGTAATAGATGTGCTTTAGAAGTAGATAGGGAAATCGTTGCAACTGGAAGTGAGGATTTTATAAGAAATAGATATGATAGAAACTTGATAGATAAATATTAATTTTAAGTTGTGTAGAAAATAGTCCACCTTAAACGGTGGTCTTTTTTCTTCCACTCATGCAAGTGTTAGTGCAGACTAACATTTAGGGGTAGTGTTGTGTAAATGTAAAGAAAAATAATTGTGTAAATGTATGAAAAAGTATTGACGTTTACGGTGTATTGTGGTATTATAATTATAGAGATAGAAAGGAGTGAAAAAGTTGATTGTACTTTGACAAGTTAATATGTGACACGTTTAGCGCTCGATATGTGAGTCACTAAATGTACACTACACGCAAGTACACGAAATTTATTTTCAGAAAATTGAAATTTGGTGTTGACTTTTCTTCTCTATGGGTGTATAATATAAGAGTAGGGAATAAGTAGTTAATAACATAGTGAATATCGAAGTAGTCTAAACGTAAGGGAAATCTCTTACGTTTATTTTTCGCATACTACCC